TAATGGACTCATATTTTGACTTAACAATCGTAAACTATGAAAGCCTACATAAGATAGAAGGTGAGTTTGACCTTGTGGTGTTAGATGAATCGCACTCAATGGGTGCTGCACCTAAGCCAAGTAAACGTGCTAAGCAGGTAAAGGAGATGTTAAAAAAAGACAACCCCTATGTAATCCTATTGTCTGGTACGCCAACTCCTGAGTCATATAGTCAAATGTACCACCAAGTGTACGGAATAAAGTACAACCCATTTAGTAAGTATGCTAACTTCTATAGATTCTGCGATGACTATGTAAACGTAAAGAGTAGGCCGATTAACGGTATGAATATAAAAGATTATTCAGATGGTAAGCCTGAGATAATTCAAGCTATGCAGCCATACACAATAAACTTTACACAGAAAGAAGCTGGATTTATAACAAAGACAACCGAGAATGTGCTTTATGTTGACATGATGCAACAGACATACGACATTGCAAAAAAATTGCAAAAAGAGCTTGTAGTTCAAGGTAAAGATGAGGTAATACTAGCAGACACTCCGGTTAAGTTAATGATGAAACTTCACCAGATTTTTTCTGGTACAATTAAATTTGAGAGTGGAAACTCAATGATATTAGACACTAGTAAGGCTGAGTTTATAGCGTATCACTTTAAAGATAAGAAGCTCGGTATATTCTATAAGTTTAAGCAAGAACTTGAGGCTTTAAAGCAAGTCCTTGGAGAGGAGCTTTGCACTACCCTTCAGGAGTTTGATAGTGGAAGTCACAAGATTATAGCTCTTCAGATTGTGAGTGGGCGTGAAGGCATAAGCCTTCGTAATGCTGACTATATTGTCTTCTATAATATTGACTTTAGTGCTACCAGCTACTGGCAAGCAAAAGACCGTATGACTACAAAAGACAGATTAGAAAATGATGTGTATTGGATATTCTCCAAAGGAGGCATAGAGTCAGATATATACAAGGCTGTCACTAAGAAGAAAGACTACACACTTAAACATTTTAAGAATGACTTTAATAAGAAATAGTAATCAAGTCAAGCAAACCATTGATTTTAGCGGCATACAAAACGGAAAGATACACCCAAGCGATATTGACGCTGTGTTGGAGTTTAATAATGAAGCACTCATATTAATGGAGGTCAAACGAGAGGGCAACGACATGCCTATCGGACAAAGGTTATTACTTGAAAGAATTTGTGATAGTTGGCACACTGAAAAAAGTATCGTATTATTTGTGAATCATTCTTTTAAAAATGACACTAAAGATATACCTTTGGTAGAGTGCTACGTATCAAAGGCTTACAGCAAAGGCAAATGGACAAGTGTTCAACCTGAACTACTTACCTCTGTTTTAAATAAGATTGGAATTAATTGGGATATAAAAAAACTATCAATATGAAATACAAATCATCAGAAATAAATCAACATGAGATTGTGTACTGCGACTTAATAGTTGAGAAAGAAAATAAAAAAGGAAAAAGAATTATAATTGAAGAAGAAGAAATAAAGAAAGTAGTTTATAAGGAATTGGATGGCTACCATAACAAGAAAAAAGTAATAGATGTAATGGTAAAAGCAAGGCTAGGATATTCATTTAATAGATAAGATATGAAAGGTTTTTTAAAAGAAATACCTCTTGAGTTAATACATAAGTATGTAGAGGATATATACAATATAGAAATAAAGTATAATACAAAAAAAGAATACTACGTGGAAGCAAGAGCACTATTTGCTTTCTTGTCTTGGAATAATTCTTTTGAGTCTAAGTCAAGTATAGGAAGGCAAATAAACAGAGACCATGCTACAGTGATACACTATATAAATAATCTTCACTATGTTTTTTATATAAGAAGTAAAAAGTACAAGGAATCAATTATTCAATTTGAAAATTTAAAGAATCAATACATAAAAATAAATGAGGAAAAAGAAATTGAAGAATATGACTTTGTTAAATTTTCAAATAAAATTGAACAACTTGAGAATGATAGTGAAATCTTAAATAAAAAAATAAAAGATTTAGAAAAAAAAGTTATTATCACTAGTGTATTTCACGACATAATATGTAAAATACCGATTGATAAGACTGAAATTGTCAAAGAAAGATTAGAGGCAATGATAAAAATGTTTTAAAAAACAACAAGAAACTAAATTAATTTATATATTTGTATAGTTATGAAGATATCAATAAAGACATACAACTCAAAATACTCAGTAGAAATGAGAGATGAGGTTAATTTCATGGAGTTTATGGAAGAGGTGAAAGCCCTAACAAAAACAATATGGGCAGCTGACCAGGTAAATGATTACTGGGAATAAAATAAAATACTATGCGTGGAACACAGATTCACTACGAAGCTACTGGAGACTATGATGTCATAGACTTCATACAAGATTACAATATCAACTTCAATAAAGGCAATGCAATCAAGTATCTTGTCAGGGCAGGTGTAAAAACAAAAGACCCTATACAAGACTTGTACAAGGCAAAGGATTATATTGAAAGAGAAATAGCTTTCCATAAAGAGAAGACAGGAACTAACTGGGTATCTAACAAGACTGAGTAATGACTGAGCAGCAGATACAAGCAAAGAGAATAAAGCAGCTTGAGTCTGAGGGTTATTACGTAATTAAACTAATCAAAACTAACAAGAATGGAATCCCCGACCTAGTGGCTATACCACCTGACTCGGGGGTTTTGTTTAGTGAGGTTAAGACTCCAAAAGGAGTAGTGTCAAAGCTTCAACAGTATAGAATAAAAGAATTATCAGAACACGGATTATTTACTGAAATATATAGAGGATGATATATACAATAAAAGACATAGAAAAAATAACAAACTTTAAAACTTGGAGCGATAGGCAAAAAGTAGATGAATTACTTAGAATTGATGCAGACATATATTGTAATCTAGGTAGTGAGTCTACAAAAGCTGATAAGGAGGAAGCCAAAAAAAAGTCCAAAAAAATATATAGAGCTATAAAAGATATAGACTATCTGACCGGACTATCTTTCTTACATGTAATAGACCTATGAAACCAAGCCCTTTAGAAAACAAAAGACTTCAGAACATTAACTTTTTAATGGATGAAATTCACTCACTATCAAATGAAATCTACGAATGTTTAGTAGACAGTGAGTATAACCGATTAAAACTAGAAACAAATGCTCTTATAAGGAAGCTAAAGGGGCTATCAGACTCAGTTCAAGATGACATATAAAGAATCAAGACCACGTCTTAGTGGTAATAAAAGATTTGCCTACGAGAATTTAGTTAAAGACGAAAGAAGAATCCTAGTGGTAGGAGATATACACGCTCCATTTGAGCTTGATGGTTACTTTGATTTCTGTAAAAAGACCTACGCAAAGTATAACTGCAACCAAGTTATATTTATAGGTGACATCATAGACAATCACTACTCATCTTTTCACGCCACTGACCCAGATGGTATGGGTGGAGGATATGAACTTGACTTTGCTGTTGAGCAAATATCTAAGTGGGCTGATGAGTTTCCGGTAGCTGACGTATGCATTGGAAACCACGATAGAATAATTATGCGTAAGGCTTTTGATTCTCAAATACCAAGTCGCTGGATTAAGCCATATAATGAGGTATTAGGCACGAACTGGAGTTGGGTAGAACAAGTTGTCTATGACAACGTACAATACGTTCATGGCGAAGGTGGGACAGCTAGAACGAAGGCTAAGAATGATATGATGTCCACTGTGCAAGGACACATACATACTCAGGCTTATACTGAGTGGATGGTAGGTAAGAGGTTTAGAATATTTGCAACTCAAGTAGGATGTGGCGTTGACTCAAACGCATACGCTTCTGCTTATGCAAAACATTTTAAAAAGCAAGCCATTGGTTGTGCTGTTATTCTAGGTGGACACACCTCTATAAATTGCCTAATGGAGCTATGATTTTTGAGTCAGAAAAAGATACAAAGTTACAAAAAAATGCGATACAATGCTTTGTCAACCTATTCAAGGGTGATTTTATGCGTCTATCCCACACTGACGTAGATTATAAGGTCTTTGATAAGGATAAAAACCTTATAGCTTATGCCGACATTATAGTTGAAAACAAGAGTCTTAGAGACGCTTACCCCTTAACAATAGGTGTGCGTAAATTACTGAAGCTATCAGACAAGAGACTAAATCCAGTGGTGATATGGTATTGCACAGATGGAATTATATATAGTAGGGTAAACCAAATATCAGGTGAGATTAAGTGGACTAATGAAGAACTTACCGCCCACTACTCAAATAAAAAGCAATTCAAGTACGTAAGACTTTAGTTACTTTTTCTTTAGATTCTTTTTTATTTGCTGATTCTTATAGTAGCTTGACCCTGGCCCATAAATTTTATTATAAAGCTCTTTATTTATTTTCTTTAAATCCTCTTTAGAAATTTTATTTGTCTTAGGGTCTTTCTTAGTAGCTATCTTCATATTCCTGTCTGTAAGATACCCAACCTCTGAGGGTAGTGCTCCAGCTAAGAATAACATATAAGCAACTGCATTTACTTTCATGGCATCTTGGTCTACCTTACTTAATTTAGTGACACGCTCTTTACCCATGAATGTCTTTTTTGACTCTCCATTTTTAGCCATTAATATCAACTCCTTCATTGTTCCTAGCTTTTGACCAGCGATACCTAAGACTCCTAACTGTTCAAATAAAGTCTTTTCATCGTTAGCAAAGAACTGGAATGGGTCATCACTATCTTGAACTAAATCAATTATAAAATTCACAACCTGCATACCTGGGTCATTCATTACGGGCAAAGGTATGAGTATATCCGACACTATATTGCCAAGCTTACCTGTCTTTTGGAATCCTTTTCTTATTTTCTCATCCTCCTCAGACTCCTCTTTACCCATCATTGCAAATGAAGCCGCAACAAGAGCCTGTGATATAGCGTAAGATATGCCATTGAAAGCGATTGTCTCAGCGGCAAGTCCACCTAAAGACTTTCTTGCATTTGTTTTGTCCTCTGG